GCTTCTATGGATGCTATTCGAAGCATTAGGCAGTTGTGCCTTTTTGCTAAGAAACTGTTGCGCCCTTGTTCCGATGAGCGCGTGACAATGGCATCCAAGGCCTTCATTGACTGCGACGACAGTTTAGTGCCATCTGATGGCCAAACGTATCGGTATTTCAAGCAGCTCGCCGCTATTCTATGCGAGGAGTTATGCTTGAGAGGTGAGGAGTTTACTGCTCACCTCAAACCGCGACATGGCCCAGGTGCGACGAGGGAACACATTTCTGGAAACCAGAAATGGAACTTCGTCCGCTGGCATACGCGATTAGATGACGTGGGTTTTACCTACTTCAAGTATGGTAGAGGAACTTCCTCTCCCATTACTTTGTCGGACCTAGTTAGGGCCGACTATCTTAACGCGTCACCGCCGGTACCTGTCTTGCCCGGGGATGAGGAACCCGTAAGGGTTGTCTTCGTTCCCAAGACTTTGAAGACACCGAGAGTTATTGCTGTCGAGCCAGTGTTGATGCAGTATGCTCAACAGGCTCTCAGTAGTTACCTGCAGAAGCACCTTGAAACGTGCTTCTACTCGGCTGGTCACGTAAACTTTACGGACCAAACGATCAACCAGGTTTTGGCTCTGGAAGGTTCCAGATCTGGCAGACTTGCCACTTTGGACATGTCCGAGGCCAGCGATCGTGTGTCTCTTACTCAAGTGGAAGATATGTTCGAATCCGTCCCGTTATTTCGGGATTGGGTTCTTGCATGCCGATCCACTAGAGCCGAACTTCCCACCGGTGATATTATCACCCTCAAGAAGTTCGCGTCCATGGGCTCAGCACTCTGCTTCCCGGTAGAGTCGATGGTGTTCTACTTGACCATCATCGCCTCGAGGATGAGCAGGGCAGGAGTCTTTCCGACTAAGTCATCCCTCTATTCGTTTAGTAGGGATGTCTACGTCTACGGCGACGACTTAATCGTTCCGGCAGACGAGGCAGCTGCGATCAGCGATGATCTTGAGTCCATTGGATTCAAGGTCAACCGCCACAAGTCTTTCTGGACTGGGAAGTTCAGAGAGTCATGTGGTGCGGACTGTTACGACAACGAGCTGGTAACGCCCGTTTACCTTCGTCGTGACCTTCCCGCAGATCGCGCAGACGTTTCAAGCATCCTGTCAACGCTAGAAACTAGTAAGCAGCTACTTGTAGCTGGTTACGAAGAGACAGCGGCCGCATTAAGGAATGCGGTTGAGGACGTAATGGGAAAGCTCCCACAAGTCCCCGGTGACAGTGCCGCCATTGGGTGGAGCTCTTACAGCGAAGAGTTTCCAGCCCATAGATGGAATAAGCGTTACCAGAGGAGAGAATATCTCTGCTGGACTGCTCAGACC